ATATTAAACCTTTTTTACATTTTTTGTTATTAATCTTAGTATCACTTCATTTACAATCTCTTTGTCAAAAGCGTCTATCTCTAAAAACCACTTGTAGTTGTTGTCATAATCCCTCCAAGCATCCACAATGTTAAAACCCTCGTTCCACAATATAGCACCTGAGGCCTTCTTCAAAGGGTAGACCATACCATTCTTTGTATTTATAACAGAACCAACGCTATATATCAGTTTCATATTTTCAAGTCTTTTTGGTTTGTGTGAGTATTCAAAGTTTCCCATGTTACACACCATATTCCATATAATTCTCTACAGTATCACTACCATATTCTTCCTCTATATCAGCCATAGCCTCTTCCATAGCCTCTACTTCAAGCGATTCTCCTATCTCCTCAGCCAATAATTCCATGTAATCTTCGTAATTCATTTATTTATCCTTTAATTTATACTCTAATATAAGGCTAAAACCAGATATGTGTCAAGCCTTTTTTTCATTTTTTTTCACTTTTTTTACGATTTTTATTGATTTTACCGGCCCTGCGGCGCGCCATTTTGTAAAAAAACACTTGACTTGTATTGTTTTTTTTCGTATATTATAGTAAACAAGGGGTTTTTAATGTAGATTAGGCATAGCTTTCAAGTTATAATATACAAAAAAATATAGCGAAAGTCAAGCTTTTTTTTCCGAAATGGTCTATTTGGGGGGTAATTCCAAGCGGTGTGACACAATGTCATACGCTAAAATGGGCTAGGATTTGATACTCAAATATGTCAAAATGTCAGGCAAAAAAATTTTTTCCGCCTTGGATACGAGCTAGGTTATTTTAAGGTTATTATATGGTAAAAAACCCCTCGGATGGTATCAATGTATGTCAATTAATGGGTTATTGGGGGTAAAGGTGGGTAATAGGGGGGATTAGTGTTAAGGTGGGTCTGTCATAACTGAATCATGAGCCATAGGCCAGAAGACCTTAATCTCCTCCAATTTCTCATGTTCGAGACAATAGTAATACTCTGTAACATTCTCTCCCGCTAGGGAGAGCTCCTCTAAATTTATATTGTAGATGTGTCTTCGCTGTTGTACATCCATGTAGGATATCCATTCGGGTTGTGGTGTCCTTACCCCAGCGCATCCGAATAGGAGTAATAGATTAATTTTCAGCGCCGTCCGAATCATCCCAATACCTCTCTATCCTATCCTCAGCGCACTCATCATCCCCCATGTGGTCTATCCCAAGGTTGTAGTAATCCCAAATGTATCTCTGAATATCTTTTGAACTTATGTAGAGCCCACTAAGCGATTCGCGTGGGCGATATCTTGTAACCCTGTTATCGGTATGGTCTTTCTGTATACGTCTGAATATGTAATCCCCAAGGAGATTAAGACTCTCTTCCACCCATAACTCCTTTGATACCAGCCTTGTCTAACATCTCTTTTAGCGAAAAACTTTCTTTCCTATGATATACGTTATTATCACCGATAGTCCAACTGACCGTGAAACCCTCCGGCAGTTGTAGGTCTGCATCGGGCACCTCTCCTAACATCCTTATGTACTCACCGAGCTCCCTATCATCGTTGAAGTGTTCCGATAGTATACGAAATAGATTTACCATTAGTGTTCCTTTATAAATTTAATTATTTGCCATATGGTCACCGAGGTTATCACACCCAACGCTATCCACTCAAACACGGTCTAAGTCCCTAGCAAATCGATAACATATGGCCACGGCTATCGTCCAGAATATTATCTCAAACACCATAACCATCTCTCCAATAGACGTTTGAAAAAACGTGGCTCCCTATCAATCATTAGGAAGAGTAAATCCCTATTGACCGCTTCTTGTTTCTCGCTCATACCTGTTCCTCCTCAATTACGGGCAGACCCCACCTATTCCTCTTGATTGACCTCAACCCCACCGATTCGGTTGGATTGAAATCATCGGGCTCGTCGATGTCGTCCTCAATGTCTATCTCGTCTCGGTGTGGTCTCTCGGGAAACATCTCACTTAGGAACCTCGCGATGTTATGCGATATGACCGATACCCTATGTAGTATGGAGAGACCGAGGAGCTTAAGATTATCTAGCATTTTCCTCTATCGCTCTGCTTAGTGGTGAACCCAACACCTCGAATGTGTTTTCGTCGATTTGTCTTAGTTTGTATATCTTGTCTTGGACGAGGCTATCCTTTTTGAATATTCTTGGGAACACCTTGATTGAATAATTTGGTTCGACCGAATTTTGACCTTGGGAATCCGTTAGGATTTCCGAGGATTCTAATTTAAATGTTATCAAAGTGGGTGAGGTAGCTGTAGATTCATAACCTGATATATAAGAACATAACATGATAAATAGAACTGATTTTTTCATTGATACCCTTTTGTCAATAAGTATAACTTAATTGGTTGTTATTAAAATTTTTTTTATCATCCATAGAACATATCCCAAACATGCTTAAAAAATAATCCTACGAAACCGGTGCCTATAACTCCTCTCCACTTGGTTGTATTGTGTCGGTGCTGAGTATTTAGCTTCGTCTCCGCCCAAAGTCCTTCATGTGGATTGAACATATTTTCTTTTATAAATTTTATATCTGTTTGTAATTGGTCAATCTTGGAGTGAATGACTTCGAATTCTTTTCTGTCTGCTTGGTTCATTTATCTCTTCCTTTCATAAGATAAATATTATTCAGAATCGTTTTCCTTATACACTTCTTCTAATTTTTTTCTTAAAAGCGTTACATTCTTTGGAGTTGTTAACATTCTACCTGTTGGTTTGGTTATAAAGAAACAATTATAGCATAATAGATGTAGATTATCTAAACTATGATTACTACCATCACCATCAAAGAAACAGATTAGAAAAGGGCCTCTTAAATCCTTATCCCTACATTCGGAATAACCGCAGTTACTACACTCTTGTTTTAGATAGCCGTCACGAATCATTCTCTCTTGTAGCTTCCAATGTGGGTAGTTAGGATTTTTGCCGTCAAATATATCTTGTATCTTTATCCCCCAACCAGTATTACCTTTTGTGGTGACACCAACACCTGATTGATTTTTGTTTTGCTCAAACAACTCATATTTTTTTGCGTATTTCTTGAATGTGTTATAACTAACACCAAGGTATTGTGCAGCGGCCCTAATAGATAATGTGGCATTTATAGCCGTTTCTATCTTTCCCTTTGGTATCGGTTTGCTTCTAAACGGATTCTTTTTTTTCGGTCTATCGTCAAACTCATTTAATTTTGATAAATCCATTATCCTAAATGACCACCCTCATACGTGGGAAATAAATCAATCTGGTCTTCATCTTTGTTTTCTATTAAGTCACGTGAATAAACATAATTCGTGCCAGTTTTTTCGTTTAACATTTTAATTATCTCTTTTGCTATGCTATCACGAGCGACTTCCGAATGGAGATTAGCGTCCTTAAAATGTTCAAGAACATCTTTAATAATTCCTTCCATCATTATTCCTTTTCTAAATCAATGTTTTTTGATTCTTCTTTCCACCAATCATATCCCATAGGCTTCTGATATTTTTGAATCTTTTTGACCTCGAATATCTCATCAAAATTTTTTTCGTCAAGCCTCTTCCTACCCATAAAGTATGTCTTTGCTTCTTGTATACCTGCGTAATCAAAATCTATCTTATCAATAACCTCATCGTTATTTTTGGTGGTAAGTTCAAATATCATTTTCTCTCCTATTTTAATATTATTCCGAAGTAAGCTTCACCCTCACCCCAAAAAGCACCTAAGATTAGTGTATCACCTATCATGTTTCTAACCGGCGCTATCATATTGTTTAACTCACCATCTTGGTTGCTGTAACTTACCTCATTAGTTGTGGGTACTGTGAATCCGTTAAAACCTGTTATGTATGAAGTATCTGTTGAAACGTATTTACCAGTCCAATCACTAAATCTTTCTTTAACTATATATCCTAAAGTATCATTTAGCTGCCAGTATAAATTACTTTCCCAACCGATTCTAAAATTATCTAAAAGGTCTGCATCTGAAATCTGTGCTGATACTCTATGTAATGTTTGCCAATTAGTCCTATCAATTGTTAGCTGATAATATCCATTCTCATCTTGTGGTAATCTCATATCGAAAGTTAACTGACCTTGATAATCAATTCTATTATCTTCACAAGATATGAATAAGGTGCTAATTATTACTGCGTATAGTATTCTTAGGTTTTTGTTCAACATTATTTTTTTCCTTTTTATTCTTTTCATTTACTTTGCCGTTTGTTTTGATACGAGATTGTTCCCTCTTTACCCATTCTTCGGCCTCGTCCCAATCTTCCCAATTGTGTACTTTTGGCATCTTATAACTCCTTAAATTTACGAATAAATAATATTAAAGTCAAGCTTTTTTTATTCTCCATTTGTTAAATAAATCTAAAAATTCAGTAATCGTGTATGATTTATTCTTTTCATCCTTAATCGAAATAGACTCTAACAGCTCTGGCTTTGTGTTGATTATTTTGTGTAACATATTGAAACCTAACGATGGATAAAAAACCTTAAAACTCTCCTCACCCAATATGTTGGTCTCGTTTACTAAGTCTTTTTCAGTATCACCACCCAATAATAAATAGTATATCATTCTCTAATAATTAAATCCTTTTCATAGGTTTCTAATGAGTTTATATCAAAATTAAATACATCATACTCCATCTCACCGACTTCTGCTGAATCTTTAAACATCTCAGATAGATTCACTATCACCTGAAAGTTATTAGCATTTAACATTTTAGCATCAAACTTTACAATGATGTCATTGTTCTTTTCGTTGTCATATGGTTTAATCCTATCTGATAAATTAAATGCGGTGTTTCTTTGCTCCTCTTTTATGTAGTCATCATATTCACAATCCGTGTATATGGTAGAACACCAAGGCTCTAACTCTCTCAGCATTTTACTATCACAATTCTTCACGACGAATCCGACATCATATTTTGGTGGTATGATTGGAAACATCATATTATCGTGTTTAACCATGTGACCCCACTTACGAATAAAATTTCTTGTACTCCTCAAATTTTGCTCCAACCATTCTGTGGACTCTCTCCCTTTCATAAACACTTGACCTGCAGGATTTCTCATAGCTCCATCCTTGAATCTACTACCACGACTTGTCATGTGATAAACAAAACCCTCCCAAGTCTGAATCAAATCATAACCAGCTAATACAAACCTATTGAAGATATCGCTATCCTCTTTTGATTGAGGTGCATATAATGGGTCATGTCCATTTATATCTTGAAAGTCTTTCTTGTATATGGCCCATGGAGCGAATATACCTTTGGTTGGTTTAACATTTGTATCGGTGGTATTTAAGAATTGAAATAATTTCTGTTCATCAAATTCCTCTGGCTCTATACCACAATCATGCAATATTTTCTCCGGCCCATCAGGATGTAGTGGTGGTTCTATCCTTGTGGCTGATACCACTGTGCCAGGTTCTAAATGTTTGTGAATAGCTTCATCCAAACCAGGACACGCATACATATCTGCGTGATAAATCATCACGATATCATTTGTGGCATAATCGTTAACGAGGGTGTCATATAGTATGGTGTGCCCTAACCTATTTGGCCCCTCGTTACGATGTATTTTTATGTTTGGGTCTTTTTTAACCATTTCTTGCATCCACTCCCATGTACCATCATCTGAAAAATCATCAGCCCAACAGATTTCGTGAATGTATCCTAAGTTTTTACGTATGCTATTGTAAGACCACTTTAAATATTTTAAATTACTTCTACTCGGTTGTATAAAACTTATAGGTTTCATTTTATCCTCTCAAATATTTTTTCTATGTGGGGTGTAAAATTCTTTTCATTATATAGTGATTTCTTGTAGTTTTCTCTACATTTTTGACTCATCTCGTTATAAAATCCCTTACCATTTTTTAGTTCTCTCGCAAGATACTTAGCTCTTTCTATGTCACCATCATCAACACTCAAATCTGGATGTAACTCCTCTTGTGTATCCAAACCTTTGTAACCGATACATGGTATACCATGAAATGCACAATTTAGTGTAAAGGTTCCGGCCGCATGTGTTGGCATTAGATGAACTCCATATTTAAATTGTCTTAATGTGTTTATCCACTCGACCCAACTCATATATGGAAAGTGTTCAATATCAATCTCATCCTCCCTATCAATCTTTCTACCCATTGATGGTGCATAAATCGGTTGTTCGAACTCTTGTGCCACCATGTACGAGTCGAATCCACCATACCACCTAACCATGTTACCACCAATAATTACATTTCCACCTGATTCAGTTCGAGGTAAGATTCCTAAGCTTTCAGTTAACATTAGAGTCGGCATCTTATTAACTGGTTTGTTTGTCAATCCTTTATAATACTTTACGTCTTTATTATTATGAGCAAATAACATATCAAATTCAGTGAGTGTATTATACCACCAGATTTGTTCCTCCATGGTGTAATCTTGGAAATACCAATGTGGCCCCTCTTGCATTGATATGACTTTTTTACTAAGTTTTTTTAGGTCTCCAATCATATCAAATTGTAATAATTTATCCACATTAGTCTTTGGTAATGTAACTATTGCAAAATCAAAATGATTATCACCGAAGTGTTGTAAAACCTGTGGTATCTGAAATATCGGATAATGCTCAGCACCTAAAATGTATTTTGTTGATACATCATTTCTCATATTTGGATTATCCAACGAAACTTTACCTTGCCAACCACCCTCGGTAAACCAAACTATCTTGTGGTCTTTTAACCCCATACTAATTCTTTCATTTCTTCGTTTGTCATCTTCTCAGCTGTTTTAGAGTTATAAGGACTTGATAAAGTATTTACATAACGATTAACTTCATTTCTGATTAATATATCGTTATCATGTATATAAGTTCTATCTATCTCATTCTGTGAAATTAAATCCTCATCTGTTTTTTCACCAGGTCTTTTTCCGACTATCTCGATATCATCTGAAATAACTTTAGCTAAATCTAACATATTCACACATTTCATTTTGTATGACATAACAAAACCACCACCATCGGTTTTCGTATAATCAATAGTTCTTTTAATTAACTCAGCTGCATCCTTTTGACTAAAAATTAACCTATTCATATTTGGGTCTGTTAATTTAAGTGGCTTACCCTCTTTTTTTAAATTTAACCAAAAAGGTAAGACTGAACCATTACTATGTGCAACATTAGCAAATCTCGTTAGTGAGAATCTATTATTATCGTTATTTGTATTCATGAAAACACGTTCCATCAAATACTTTGATGCACCATATACACTTTCAGCTAAACAAGCTTTGTCTGTACTGACACCAATTGTAATGGGTATGTCATTTATTATACTAGCTTCTACCACGTTTAAACTACCCATAACATTAATATTACAACCAGCTATGGGATTCGTCTCCATCAAATCAATATGTTTCATGGCTGCTGCATGAACAACGACATCTGGCTTTACATCCTTGAACACCCTTAATAATAAACCTTTATCCTCGATATTACCGACATAACACTTCACATGTGGATATTCTCTCTTTAAATGAGCTATTTTCTCTTCATTTCTACTTACACTAATATACTCATTATCATTTTGTTGAATTAATGCTTTTCCAACGGTGCCTGTTCCACCTGTAATTAATACTTTCATTTTAACCTCTGTAAGCCATTTTGTTCTGATAATCTACTTTGAGTCTTGGATAGAACTTTGGTTCTAAAAATCTAAAAATATCTTGGTCTTGTGAACCTTTTGGATAATCTTTTGGTTGACTAGCCAAATAATCTCTATACTCGTCCATTGTTACGCCTGGTGGATATGCATATTCCATAGCTGATTTTATAACCTCTCTAATAAAACTTGTTTTACCTATGTAAACCCCACTATTCAAATATCTACCATTAAAATTATTTATCTGTAAAATTTTATTATGAACTTCTGGCATGCAATTATAACCATCTACCGAATTTGTTGACATGAATAAAGCGTCACAATTAAAACTTTCAAATATTTCTATAACCTTAGTTGGGTTATCTATAAATATAACATCTATCGCGTCAACACACATAAAATATTCCGTCTTACATTTATCACCTGCCAAATACTCATTTAACAATTCAAATTTGAAAGTATTTCTCCAAGGTAATCTATCGTCTCGCAGAACCACTAATTCAATACCAAGATAATTAAGGTTTTGCTCTAAAATAGAAACTTCCTCGTAACCTTTCAAATGGTCTATGATTCTATCTTCCATAGAACCTTTATTTCTACACGTTACTATTGTTAATTCTTTTGGTAATTCAAAACAATTAGGTTGTAATCTTTGTTTTAATTTTTCAAACTCCGTTTTAACCAAGTGTCTATCGTGTATTATTGGCTGTGTCATATCCATCCTATCTCAGTTAGTATATTTTGTACGGCTTTTTCATAGCCAGGTTCGTTAGCCCTATTACCAGTTACGAATCCTCTCTCACCTTCAATACAATATTTACTTACTCTCTTTACATCAGAAAACCACCTTATCTTAGGAACTAAATTGTTTTCATAAAGAAAATCTCTAAAAGTTCCAGCGTGTGCGTTCCAAGCTGTTATACCACCATAACCAACACTATTTGTCTTACCGACCCTATTGACGATACCTAATCCACCCTCCTCATACATATTAAATCTATTGTTTGGTAAAAGGTCGATTAATTCTTTCTTGTAAAAACAAAATGAACCTCTTGGTGTTAACGCTTTTGATATATTTTCTGTATAACCATTATCAAGAAAATACCAATCATCATCTAAACTAATTTGCGTAGTATTAACCTGATGATTAGCTGAACCATATCTATCAGAGTTCGGTTTTAGGACATTGACTTTTTTATTCATATCAACAAATAATTGGTCAGATAGTATTAGATTGTCATCGTGAGTTATTAATATAGAATCATATTGAGTGTAATCATTTTTATCAGCCCATTGATTAAAACACTCCATATCACCGACAGTATTCTCTTCTTCTGAGTAACCCCATCCAAGCTCTTGAATTTCTTCTTTTGTTATTGGTGTCTCATACATCAATAAATCTAACTCTTCCCAAAAACTATCTAAATTAGAGTGATTTCTTACATTTTCTTTTTCAGCTATGGTATTTTCATCATCAGGTGACCTATGTGCCACGGAATAATAATCCACAGACCATCCATCTGGTACCTCCTGTTTAATCATTTCTCTATAGAAATGAGAACTATAATGCCAACCTGTGGCTATAACTAAGACTTTCATGAAATCCTCGAAAGTGAATATTTTGTGTTCTCTGTCAATAATTGGTAACCTACCTCAGATTTAATCTCATTCATTTTTTTATGACCATCCTTAACATATCTATCTCTCTCCTTTGAACCACCCTCAAAATAAACAACAGAGCCTGACATATCTATTTGCTCTTTGACAATATCATATAATTTCATGATTTTATCTCCATCGTTGTTTATGTCAAAATACATAAAATCAAATGGCTCTGGCTCCCAATCGTAAAAATCTAAGTTATTCAGCTGGATGTAATCCCTTACTCCCCAAGCATCGATTTGATTTTGAGTGTTGTATTGACTTCCCCAATATCTATCGTTCCAAATGTCATAGGATTTAATAAATCCATCAACATTATTATCTTTTAACGCCATCGCCATAGTTATAGTTGTTTGTCCACCTGCAGGCCCGAATTCGATGATTTTACTTGGTTTTAGTGCGGTTATAGCATTATATAGCTTCGGTAACCACTTGTATTTACCGTGACTTGGAATATTCATTTATATAATTTAACTTTCTCAATTATTTTTTCTATATCTGAATATGACATCGTTTCATTCATAGGTAAAGTCGCAACAACATCACTATATTTTTCTGTGTATGGACAATTAAACGATTTCCCTCTCGCGTAAATTTCATTCAAATGTAAGGCTGGATAATGGATACCACATACGATATCATTTTCTTTCATCTTATTTAGGAAACTTTGATTATTTTTTGTATGGATTATGTATAGGTGTGTGCTTTTATTCGCATAACCTAACTCTTTATTATATATGTCCCTTATTAGTTTTAAGTTCCTTTTCTTTTTCTCGAAGTTATCAAAATTTTTAAGTATAATGTCAGCTTGAAATGAACTAAGGTACATTTTGAAACCTGGAAACGCTATGTTTCTCTCCCAATTATTATCTGAATATGATGTGCCATTCAATACTGCTGACTTATAATACTCGTATTTTGTTTTATCATTAGTGACTATCATACCACCGTCTAACCCACCTAATGGTTTAGTTGGATAAAAACTAAATATCATCAAATCCTCATCGTTACATTCATCCTTAAATTGATTTTTCTGTAATTTCTGTGCCGAGTCGACGACCTTGTAATCATCAAATTTATGTAATATATAGGAGTCTCCCATCCATAAAATATCATCAGTAAAATTTATTTCATTATGAAAACCACTTGTAAGAATAGCATTAGCTACTACAGGTGGTATCATGCTTGGTAAATCAACAACCATCCTTGTTCTAGCGTTCGGCCTTTTATCTCTCATAATTAGAAATATAGCATTAGTTGCGCTGTTGACTGCACAGGCATATTTAGCTCCGACATAATCAGCTATTTTTTTCTCTAACTCCTCAACACGTTTATCGTGTAGACTATGTGAGTAATTTGATGTATCTATCTTATGATTCGGTATGTGAAATAGTTGAATCATTTAATAACCTTTTCATTTTATCTATATTCATGCTACTATTAGGATTAACCTCGACATCAGATATTTCCTTAACACTTATCTTACCGACCTCTGGCTCATAAGGTTTAACAAAATCATATACAGTCTGAGCCTCTCCACCAACATTAATAATACCAACCTCATCTAATAGTTGGAGTGTTACTTTAGCAGCTTCATCGGCGTACATATGTGAACTTATAACATCAGTAAATGCTTTCTTATGTGGAAATGGTACGGCGTTCATACAAGCCCTTAATATTAACCATTTATCTATGTAATGGTGAACCGCACACTCACCACCTAACTTAGACCATCCGTAGTTATTAAATGGTCTTAATCCATGCTCCTCATCTTGATTTCCATGTAAGCCGGGATAAACATAGTTGGTTGAGATGTAAATCATCTTCTTATCAAATCTCTCACACATCATAGCTATGTTACAAGTCCCAACAATATTAGTTTTTATACTTCTAGTTGGATTTTCTTTGTGTCTTCTCATCGGTGACGATAGACCACCTGAATGTATTACGTAATCAAAGTCTTTTTGATTTGCGTAGAAATACTTCTCACAATCCCAAAATCCCTCAAAATTCATTTCTTTTCTTGTTGGTAATAAAACCTGAAAGTTTTCATCATCTTTTGTTAGATTCTTTATGTGTTGTGCGAATCTACCAGCACCACCTGTAACCATTATTTTTTTCATTCAAATAACTCCAATTGATTGTAAAATTTTGCTTTAACTCTTGGTGCGCTATTGTCTTCTGACACTCTCCAATACACAACACCTAATGCTTTTCTATCTAAACCCTTAGTAATTTCAGGTAATCCATGCCATGAGTTAGCGGAACACCTAAAAACGTTTAGTGTATTAAACTCATACTTAAGCTTACCCCTACTTGAATCACCATCAAAAAGATGTAAATCAAATGATTCATCATAATCTTCAGATATACAAAGTATAGCACTATAACATCGAACCCAATTTTCATTTATTCCATGATGACTAGCATCAACGTGCATTCCTAAGTATCCACCCTCATCATTTCTATTTGGTGTATTCATCATACCACCACCATAAAATTCGTAATCTGGAAAACATTTTAGTTGTTCATAAAAATAATCATTTGGGTCAAAGTTTTCACAGATATAATCTAAAACTTTAAGAGCGGCTGGTGGATACTTATCTCTACCTAACTTTGAACAATACTGAATCTGTCCATCTCCATCTCCACCATATTCAACCCAATCATTTAAGTTTTCAAAACTTTCCGCTGCAGCTCTAACAAAGGCTTCATTTTCAACAAAGTTTGGTATTGAGATATGCGGAAATGGTTTTTGTTTCATGATATTCCTCTTAGCTTTAGAAATTCTTCATAGTTTTCAATATAATCATCTTTATTATAATTAGTGTTAGCAATCACTAACAATAAAGTTTTTTTATCATAATATACTTGCTCATCCCATATCATTTCAGGTATATAAAGCGCCTCATCGGGATTATTGAGTGTAATTATTCTTTTATTTTTACCATCATCACAAATAACATCCACTTGACCATAAAGACATATTAAGACCTGCTTAGTTTTGTGATGAGAATGTTTTCCTCTATCATTTTGCCCCTCCACACCATATACATAAAAAATCCTTTTTGCTCTGAAAGGTATGTCGGAACCAAATTCTATTGGTGTTAATCGCCCATCAGGTTCTATAAACGTTCTGAGATTAAATTTTTTTACATCATTTATATCTACCAATTTAATAATCCTCTGTTAGATGACTAATAAACTCACCACCATTTTTTACAAACTCGGTTTCATTCTTTTTAATCAAATCAGCAAAGTTCCAAGCTCCTAAAAATGCATAATCGTAATCACTTATATCGATGCTATCTCTACTTACAACAGGTATGTGAGCACCTGGTGAGTACAAACCTTGTTTGGATGGGGTCGTATCGGATATCACGTCAATTAAATTTGTATCTATCCCACAATAATTAAACACAGTTGTTGATTTAGATGTGGCACCTAAACTAATAACATGCTTTCCATCATTACTTATATCATTCAGTAATCCCACTAATCTATCTTTTGATTTCTGTACCCTATCAGAGAATTTATTATATACATCAATCTCATTTATACCAAAATCATTCTCATATCTTAGTAAACTACTGACATATCCATCTAAGTCAAACATATCCGAGTTAATATTTAAATGTCTTACATAAATTCTATTTGAACCACCATGAACTGATAATGGTTCTACCTTGAAAATAGTTAGTCCGTTTCTTTGTAGTATGTTTTGAAGCGCTGTCACGGAAAATACATGAGCGTGTTCATCATAAATTTGGTCGTACGAACCACGTTTTAGCATCTCAATTAATGATGGGTCTTCAAAAACAAACATACCCTTTTTATCTAAAACTTCAGCTACAGCAGAAAAACAATCATCCAAATCTTGAACGTGACATATACAATTAGCTGAATACACTAAATCCATTTTACCATGCCAGCCAACTATTTTTTTAGCTAATTCCTTAGTCCAAAAATCTGTATATGTATTGTATCCTTTATGTGCTGTTTTTAGAGCAAAGTTTGTACATGGTTCAACACAATACGCTGAAGACTTATCAAAATTTGTAATAAATGGCCCATCATTCGAACCAATCTCCAATACGTTATCAGTTTTATATCTTAATTTTTTTCTAAAATCAACTAAACTTTCAGCGGTTTCCTTAAAATGTTTTACCATCGGTGTTGATAAAGATGTATTATAGGTATAATCCTCATTAAACATTAATTCAGGTTTTACGAAATCTTTCAAGGATACCAACTTAGTTTCCTCATCAAAAACAACTTTCAAATCGAAAAGAAACTCATTATCAAATTCTTCTTTTTTTAAAAATTTGTTTGCTATGGGTTGTCTACCTAAATCTAAAAACTCTTTTTTCATTTTTATTTGTCTCCAATTTTTAAAAATAATAAATCTTTTTGCACTATTTGTTCACCATCATAATGTTCCCCTATTGAAATCTTTTCCTCAAATCCAATTTTATTCATGTAATCAAGTGTCTCTTGTTGACTCGGAGCGCCTTCGTTATATTCTATATAGGATACTTCTAATATTATAGCTGATGCTCTACTAACCAAATCTTTACCACCCCTTAAAATATCTAACTCTGAACCTTGTGTATCAACCTTTATTAAATCAAATATAGCATCATCCTCAAAAATATCGTCTAATCTTTTCAACATAACTTTACTTTCTTGAACTAATTGTGGAATGTCCCAATAGTTATGTTCTTTATAATATGAATTACCCTCAGTATAAGGTTTATCACTTCTTGTATAAAAAGTGACTTCTCTTACCTCATCACCTAAAGCTGCAATCAAATACGAATCTCCATTTTCGGTTGCTAATCTATTTAACGTGTCCTTATGTAATGAATTAGCTTCTATCATAAAAACACCAACATCCGGCCAAACTCTTTTTGACCAACTATGAAATTGACCAGTGTGAGCGCCGATATCTAAGATAGCTTTTGGTTCTATACCAAGGTCTCTAACTTCTTCAAGTCTCATCGTCTGACCATGTCTATAAGCCATTTAATTTCTCCAATTCTTCAACATCATTACAAACTTCTTTTATCCTATCATAATATTTTCCATGCCCTTTACTTTTAACCTTACCCCAAGGTGCGTGTAAACCAAAAGGCGCTTTATTATTTAGTGGATACATATAACCATTATCTATTGAGAATGATAATACTTGTTCATAAGTAGGTCTGTCTACTGCCATTTCTGAAACAAAATAATCCTCACATGGATTACCACCCATTTCTAAATGTGGTTGTAATTTATTTTTAATTATATCTAGCATAAAACTTTTTTTTCTGAGAGATAAACCACCATTCATTACTCTATCATATTTATTATTCATTAATCCTAATTCATTACCCCAATATCCACCTATGTAATCGAAGTCCTCAAAGTCTTGTATTTTGTGCTCAGAATTTGGACATAACATTGTATCACACTCGAAATATAATACCGTCTCTCCGATTACCTTTTCCCAAAAATCTATTGTTAACATAATTTCTAAGCTAGAATCATCAGCTGTTATTGAATCTATCCCTAAGTTTGTAAACTCAATTTTTTTTCCATTCAAAACCTTATCATTTTGAACAGAGTCAAATATATAGTCGTAATTAGATGTGCCATGAAATATCTGTAAACTATATTCGTTTGGTAAAATCGACATAACATTATTGAGAACAAATGGTAAAGCTTTGTGTTCTCTAGTTTCTACTATGAGTGCTACCTTACTCATTAGAAATCCATAAAAGATAATGTTGTCGGCCACACGTAGTTCTGATATCGATTTAAACCTGTCTCAACCACACAAGAGTTTAATTTATTTCTTATATCTAACATTTCCTCAGTCGCGATGTGTTTTGTTGATTTGATACTATCGGTTTGATTTTCAAAGTCCTCCATCAAAGTCATTGATAAAGTATCACCATCTTCAACTATTGTATAGCCGTATAATTCAGTCCATTGATTACTTGACGTATGTAAGTCCTCTATAACATATATGCCACCACTCCTCAAATACTTGTATAGGATTTTAAAAGATGTTTGTTGTTGTCTCATTGAGTGTCCACCATCGTCAACAATAATGTCGAATTCATCTCCATTTTGATTAATAAATTCATTTAAATCTTGAAGGCTAGATTGGTCACCTCTAAAAACAACCGACCTATTTTTGTCTCTATCATCCCAACCATTTACCATTACCATATCTCGACCTGTTCTTTTGTCGTAAACCTTGTCTTCATAAACTATTCTGTTATCTATAGCGTATACATTTGCGTTTGGGAAATAATCCAACCACATCAAATGAGAGCCACCTGTATTCAATCCAATCTCTAATATTTTAGTAACATCATTTCTGATGCTCTCAAATTTTTTTTCATAGTGTTTAGTATAACCTAAATCAAGTTTATCACAATTATATTTTTTTGCTATTTGGTGTAAATCTAACATAACACATCCCTTAAGATTGATTTATTTATAAATATATTGGCTTCGTGTATCTTATTATATTTTAGCGCCTCATCAATTACAAAATCAATATCGACATCTAATTTAACCTCGTAATCCTTAATTAAATCCTCAACGTCGAATCCCATAAATTTAGAAACTTTCGGTAAAAAGAATCCAAGAGCTTCTCCGTGTGCTATCCCATAATGACCAGTTAGTGGATAAGATAATGAATGTAATAAATTGGTGCCGGTGATTTCTATCGCCTTTCCACCAAGTCTACCTGCATGTAAAAGATTCGAAATAGTTTTATTTTCTTTTAGTAACCTTAACCCCTCAGAGCAGTAATTTTCACTTTCTTCATTTCTTTTAATTGATGTTAGACTATCTAAGAAATGACTGATAACGTCAAAGGTTGTATCCCTTTTAACCCTCTCTGGTAAATCGGCGTAATCAGAATTTATTTCAACCTTTTTTGGTTTAAATCTTTTTAAACTTATTTTATTACTTCCATCCCAATATACAGACCAAGATGTTTCTGATGCACCTGATGCGGTAGTTGGATAACAGATTATCGGATTCTTACATATTATCTTCGCGGTATCAATTACAGCTCCACCACCTATAGCAACCACCGATTCCTCCGAACCCATTTCATCCAAGATTGATTTATCGGGTGCCGAACTAATAATTTTTTTCCTATCGAACCCTTGTAAAAAATCTTTTGTAGAGTTAGAGCAAACCAATAAGCTCATAATAATTCCTTTATCTGTTTTGTATTTACTAAGCAATCCAAACCAACTCTATCTTTTTTACCATCATTATTGATTCTATAAATCTTATCAATTCCATAATACTCTTCACTCAACTCGGCGCTAGGAAATCCACCGACTGATTCATGACAACCATTATCTAAAACATACACAAAAAGATTTTTTAAATTTTGTTCTTTTATCGTGTGTGTTATTCCTAAGTGCATCAATAAAGATGCGTCACCACTAATGACCACAACATCTTTTTGAGAGTTAGCTGCTATTCCCAAACCAATACATGGTGCCAATCCCATACTACCTTGCATATAAAAAATATTTTTATTATTAGGAAATAAATTATAAACATCTCTTGATATAAAACCTGTGTTAGTAACGTAGATAGAATCTTGACCATGCCAATGAAATATATCCTTGATTACATCTTGCCTACTCAACATTATTATCACCTCTGATAATCATATAATTTTCATATCCTATTAATTTTAGAATGTCCTCATCAACCTCTCCCATAACTTTGTGTTGAGGTAACGTATGTCGGTGTCCAATAACTAAAAATGGATAAATACCATGAGGTATACATAGACTTGTTAAAGGGTTTATTATATTTCCTAAACCTGAATTTTGTAAGTAAACACAACTCTTTTTACCGGCTAACTCAGCACCAACTGCAATACCGATTGCCTGTCCTTCATTAGTTGCAGGTATATGTTTTTTATCTTCGATACTAAAAATAAAATGTTTCAGTCCACTATCGGGTACACCTGTGAAAAAGTCATAATTATTTAGTATATCATTTAATTTATTCATTTGGTATTAATTCTAAAACCTTTTTTATTGGTAGACAACCTACACTTGCCTCGTAACATCTTTTGTTATGTAATATTGATTTAGCTGTGTTCACCATAGCTGGATAAGAACTTCTTAATAAATGATTAGCGTAAATCACTATGTCCACACCTGCTTTTATTAGTTCCTCTTCTTTTACTTTATTATAAGTAGATGGGACAACCACCAAAGGAACTTTTTTCTTAACATCCTTGAATTTATCACAGAAACTTAGTATCTGACTAAAATCATTAGTTTTACTATGAATCATAATACCATCAGCACCACTATCGATGTAAGTCTTTGCTCTATGAATGGCATCATTAACATCTTTCCCTAAAATAAAACTTTCTATTCTCGCTATTATCATAAAGTCTTTCGTAACTAATGATTTTTTACCCTCTGATATTTTAGTAGAAAATTTATCTGGCTCATCTTGAGTTTGATTAGAGGTGTCGGTAAATAAAGAATTTCGTTTTGTTCCTATCTTATCCTCTATTATGACAGCAGATACCCCCATTCTTTCAAGAGTTCTAACTGTATGTTTAAAGTGTTCAATCATTCCACCATTATCTAAATCCACAATCATCGGTTTTGTAGTAACGTCAAATATCTCACTTAATGTTTGACTCACGGTTGTTATATCGACATACTGATTATCAGGCTTTCCCTTAGATAAAGAATGTGTTAAACTGCTCAACCACATAGCATCAAATTCATCGTTACCAACTTTTGTTTTTTCAACTATCAAACTACTTAAACCATTATGGGCTTCTAAAACACGAACTATAGGTTTTGAATTTATTAATCTTGTCAACATTTTTCTTCTTATATCAGGCGTTGTACCAATTTCTTTTAAATGATTATGTAACTTAGTTGATGATACCCCTTTTGTATAAGGCACATCAATTACCTTACCTCCCCACTCACTTAACTTTTTTATAACATTCTCTCTTACTTGTTTTTGTACACCCTCTTTCCAATCATCTCCATGAACAACAAAATCAGGTTTTATTTTTTCCAAATTTGGAATGTAATCTAATGTTTCTTGAGGTATTACTTTCGAAACACCACGTAAATTTTCAACAACAATTTTCCTTTCATTATAATTTAGAGCAGGTAATCTTTTGTAGCTTGCTATCGCTGAATCGGTTAATAATCCAATTATAACATCACCGTATTTTTTTGCTTCTTTAATTATATTTAGATGTCCATGATGAATTAAATCAGCACACATTCCTATATAAACTTTATTCAAAATACCACTTCCATATTCCGTTTCGTAAATAATTTTTTAAAACTTGTATTTCAGGATTATTGATTGGAACATTTTCCCATGTCCTATTAATAATTTTTAAATCACCACTATCTCCATATTTTCTTTCATAAATTCTACCGACCTCCTCAAACGTTCCATAAGCTCCATTTGGTGCGCCGGGATTATGCATACAATATTGTATATATTTGTTTTCATCAATAGCCATTATTGCTGATACACTCGTACAATTATACTCACTAACAGCTGAACGACTATCCTCGGTAACGTATATTCTATCCATGTCTAAATCTGATAAAATATCGTTTGGTAAGTCCCTCTTAAATACTCTATTCAAAACAGTATTTTTAAAATCCTTGGATGCAATCTTTTTCTTTTCAACTTTTTGATTTGTAATGTTATCGGTTACACTAATCCAAGATAAAAAAGAATCGGGTGGATTATGATTTTTTGTAATACCTTGAGGTTCACCATGGTCAGCGAATACCCAAAACAAAGAGTTTCTTTCTTGGAAGTCAATAGTTTCAATTATATCCTTAAATAACGCAGCCACATCTCTTTGCTTTCCTCTTTCAGCATCATGATAGTGATTATATTTCAAAATAATAAAATGATTTTCATCTGATGATAATTTTTGCATACTATTTATAAAATTTTTTTCATCAACATTTCGTTGATAATCATAAAAAATGAAATCTCTAAATCTACCACATATATCATCTGGAATCAACTTACAATCTCTAAGACCAGGCGTTGTATTGACATCACTATACATTGGCCAACACCCGATTGTATTATCATCCCCTCTTGTTGGCGGCATTGCATGTATATGTATTTTCCAATCATCGGGTAGGTGTTTAAGTAATATCTTTTCATCCCATATTTTTTTATCCTCGTCTGATAGACCTGCATAAGTGTGTGAGTGACCAATGCCTGTAGCTCTCATTTCTGATGGGCGATTTCCTGAAAACATTGAAACCATCGTATTTACTGTATCAGGTTGTGTCAGATAATCCCCAAAATGTAAACCCTTTGATTTAAATAATTCTTCTATCTCGGGATGTCTTGGAAAGGTATCAAACAATATGCAATAAATTTTCATATTCTTTTTTCCAAATAATGGTCTTGTACATTATCATGACCAACGTGTAATATAATCTCATCACCACACCCGATGTGACCTGAACCAACTCCCCATTGCTTTGGCATCGGATATGGGAAACAACCTGTATTCCAAGCTGCACGAGATAATTGTAGTGGGCCTCTTTTTGGGTTTGTCTCCATTAATCTCAAAAACTCTTTCAGATAAGTTCTACCTCTATCATCCTTTGTATTAAAGCCAGTCCACCATAAATCGTAAGTAAGTATATTACCTCGACTAGCATCCTCACCGATATGATAATCTCCATCGTTACCTCTCGTATGTATACCATCAACCTTAACAAGTTGCCTTTCATTTTGTGGACAACATATACCAAACTTTTGTATAATAGGAATTATAGTTTTTACCTCATCGGACACAAACATTAAGTCTGAATCTACCGCTATAGCTATATCCGCCTCTGATTCTAAAAGTCCCTTTATCTGATAATAATCACAACAATGATATCCCCATTTTAACTTTCCACTACCCTCCTTATAATCTTTATCAAATGGTGTGCTATCAGAGTCTATAAACCTCACTTCAACATCATAATCATTACCGATTAATTTGTCATCGCTGTAACAAATAATTTTAGCCTCTGGAAAATATTCTTTTACACTGCTATAAGTGGGGTCTAATCTACCTATGTCACTTTCCCATTTCTGATTAGCTGCTCCTCTCCCACCAAATTCAGCAAAAATAATCTCAACGTTCATAATAATTCCTTTATACTTTTTAACACATCTTTATGTGAAATTAAACTCATACATTTACCATCATATGGACATGGGAACTGGTCGTAACAATTCAAACAATCTAATTCTTCTCTGACTAACTTGGTTCCTAATCCAAAAAGATTTATTTCTTGATGAGGTGTTGGCCCAAAGAAACTAACTATTTTTTTCTGTAATGATATTGCTATGTGTAAAGCTACCGTATCACCAGTAATAACTATGTCTGATAAATTAATTAGATTGCAAAATTGTTTTATTGAATACATAGTGGTCGTATCTATGATTCTATTTGAATTGGTGCTTTTATTTATCTCATCATTTCTTTCTTTCTCTGACGTGGAACCTGTTAATATTATTATATTATTTTTATCTTTTAATAATTCATTAACTAATTTAACGTATCCATCCTTTGTCCACTTTTTATGAGGGTACACCGGGCCACAACCTGTATTCAATAAAAATATTTTATTTTTATTTGTAATTTTATACTTTGAAAAAAAGTTATTTTCAAATTTTTCATTTTCATTTTTATCTAAATAGATATAGGGTTTTTCGTTGTTATAATCAACCTCACTAATCATAAAAATTAACTCTTGATAACTTAATTCGTTTTTGGTTTTCGCTCCCCAATTATCAAGACACATATCATAATGATAGACCGCACCTTTGTTTAAAGGCATTGGGTAACCCTCTTCATGTAAACCATAACCTCTATATTCATCTGCTTTGAAAGCCATAGCCATTGAAGTAGCTTTTGGGTCTTTATCTAAATTAATTAGAATATCAAACTTTTGATATTGTAATATTCGAACTGACTCTGAATTGTACTCCATAATCTTATCAATGTGTTTATTACCCTCAAGAAAAAACTTCGCTTGTGGTTGGGTTATCCATGTTAATTGGGAGTCAGGATATTTTTTCTTTATTCCCTCTGCTAGTGCGGTACTACGGACGACATCACCAAGAGCGTCCAATTTAATTATTAGTATTCTTTCTTTGTAAGGATTATAATTTTCACTTTCATTACAATTTATACAACCGTTTATCCAATAATACTCACAAGGTCTATCACCTTTAAAATGTCTACATATTTCCATTTAAATACTTTTTATATTTTTTGATACCATTTTTTAAATTAGTTTTTGGTTCCCAACCCTTGATATAAAGTAATGGTTGCGATAAGGTAAAGAATTGATAACCAGATGGAATTTCTTTCTCATTTTTGTATGTAAATGGTATTTCCATTAAATTTAGAACATCCTCAAAGGTATGAGCACGACCACTACCAACCTCGTAGACTCCACGTTCGACATCATTAAATAAGGGATACAATGTCGCATCAACAACATCATCTATAAAAACAAAATCTCTCTCTGGCTTTTTTGGGAATAAATTAAATGAACCTATTTTCCAAGCTTGATATGCGACCGATGCCATTTTACCTTTGTGTTCCTCGCCAGGCCCATAGACATTAAAATATCTTAGGGCATAAAAATTTTTGACTTTGGCTAATCCGTATTGTTCAGTAATAAACTTAGACCAACCATAAATATTTGACGGATTACCTGTTTGACCTTTATTTGCAGCTGACGATGAATATATTACTTTTTTATTATGTTTTTCTGCTAAATCAAAAAGATGTTTACTAAATACGTAGTTGTACTTTAACATTTCATTTGGGTCTTTTAACATCGTATCAGATATTGCTCCTACATGAAGAATAGCATCAGAACCATCAACGTATTTTTCTAAATCAACCAACCAATCTTTTTCATCCATAAATCCTTTTTCTAAACAAAACACATTTTCATGCTGAAATTTTTTATGAATATTTTTTCCTATGAAACCATTCGAGCCTGTTAATAATATATTCATTGGTATAGCTCCTTATAGATTCTCTCCATCCAATAATTTCTATCTCTGTTTAAAGGATTCCGACCTATTGAATTAAATTGATAAATATATGCGGTGTTATATAAGTTATCTAAGTTATCCTCCCACCAGCAATTTGTATCTCTATAAAATAGATTTTTTCTATCAATATCTACTACTGAATAACAATTTGGTAAAAAATTAACATCAACACCAAACTTTTTTGTTAATAAATTAACCAAAGGTTGGTCACTACCTGTTCTAATTGTCTCGTATGAATCAATAATCTCATACTGATTTTTCCAATAAAAATCAATTACATACTCTAAAAATTTTTCATGTTTTTTATTAAGTATTACAAAACCTGTTTGAAAAAAATCTGAAGCCATCATTAAGTAATCTGACTGGAAAAACTTTTGGGAGTAACATCTAATAGCTCTATTCACCCACTCGAAATCACCATTACAAAAAGAGGTAGAAAATTTATTGTCAGTCAATTCAAAAAAATTAGGACAGTCAGGATGAATGATACAATCAGCATCAACTAATAATACTTGGTTGTAATCTATGCCGTTACTTTTTAGTATCTCCAAAACATACCATCTCTGCCACGTAATTACCATTTCGGTTTCAGGCATCAACAAAGTATCCATTAGAAAAAATTCAACTTCATTTTTCTTACACCATTTTTTCCAAGATTCCATACCATATTTATATCCACGTGTCCTATTTGCTTGACCTATACCTGAATTACCTATTGATTGTTCTCTCTCAATCCATGGCATCAACACGACATTTTTTTTCATTTATTTCTTACCTTTTCATTTGAACTCAAAACACCCTTGAGTAAATCCGATTGAACACCGAACTCTTCTGCCATACTAACTAAAGCGCTAGTATCTTTCGGTAAACACTTACCTCCAAAACCCCTATTATCTTTGAATACCGCCGTATGCATGGGATTTATTCTTGGGTCTGATAACCATAATTCTCTAGCTTCATTCCAATCCACGTCAGCCGACTCACATATATCATACAACTCATTACAAAAAGCTACCTTAGTTGCATAAAATGCATTCTCCATGTACTTAGCCATCTCTGCTGTTTTTGCATCACTTATATTATACTGTTTACATGGCCCAACCACAGGTAAAATTAAGTCTATCGCGTCACTACAAACTTTTCTATCTCCACCAAAAGTAAAAAAAGGAGTTTCTTTCATGTCGGTATGAAACAAGTAGGGACTCCAATAGGTAGATTCACCAGCGTACTCAGGTGAAAATACTATCCTTTTATTGTATTTTTCAATTAATCTATCGGTCGTTCCAACTGATATGGTTGATTTTATAACTATTAAATCTGTTTCAATCCAACTAACAACTTCATCTACGAGTGAAGTATCACAACTACCATCGTCATTTCTCGGAGTAGGAACACAAACAAAAGTTGCATAACAACTGTTGACCTCTTCTTTTGAAACTTCATAACCTGCTGGCGGGTCATAGATTACCAAGTCGTAATGTGATTCAAAGAACTTACTCATCGCTTTACCAACATAACCATGACCTACTATAGCTATTTTTTTTCTCATTTTTTACCCTTATGTGGTTTAGTATCTCTGATAAAATAATCGTTATTTCTTGAGTCACCATCTATGTAATTAAACTTTAGATTATTTTTCCAAGCTACTTAGTTAAAACTTAACTGGTCTCTTTTACTACCATATTTTATTTCTGTCCACCAATCTTCCATTACCCTCATACAATCTGATTCGTTGTGTCTTCTTAATATTACCATACCTGTAATTAATCCGTTATTAGTTGGAAATCCTTCATGAGCGTATCTATCCATTTGCTTTTTTATTAGATAGGGATTATCTTTATAATTTAGTATTCCTCTTTCAGGTGTTATTTTCATATTTTTCTCACCGAGTGCTAAGATAGTTCTGGCTTCGTCGTAAGGACAATTACGTGCATCTAACGTATTATGATTATGACTATAAAAAGCTACATTAGCATCACTAAGGTATTTATCAATCAGTTCATCTATATTACCAACAACTTTCATATTACCATCTATAAAAATACTATACTCATAATCCACACCAAAATATCTATGAGGTAAGACTTTGAATTTTTTTGCATTTCTATTATTATCTGAATATATTTTTACACTATTTGTTTCATCGAAACATTTCCAATCCCATCCTGATACCCGCTGTTCTTGTTTTTCATCATAATCACCAAAGATAGAGGTATATACTACACGACCTGACATATAACTCCCTCTCTATCTTTTAATACTTTATTTTGTGTTGTTGGATAATAAGCACCTTTGTAATGTCCTATTTTTTTGACTATTTTTAATTTGCCATCATTAACATATTCATCAACTGCTTTTTTGATTTCAGGAAATAAACCATAATCGTCATAAATAATATATCCATCTGATTTTAGTAATCTAAGAGCATTGTCTATATCACTTTTTACATGGGAATAATCATGTACACAATCTATAAAGACCGCATCTATATCTTCAAAATTCCAAGTTTGTGAATAAACATCCATAACAACATACTGAACATTATCGTGATTCGGATTTAACTTTTTTGATTCTTGATGTCTTTCCTCTAAATTATCTACTGCTATTACCCTTTTAAATAAACCGCTTAACATTTTTGTAGAGTGTCCTAAAGATGAACCTATTTCTAATATTGATAAGTTTTCACTCTTACCCTTAAAATAATCGTAAAAATCACCCTTAAACTTAAGACTTGTTGTAGTCTTTGATTCTGTCTTATCAGGTAAACCTTTCAGTAATAATCTTTTTTCTTCATTAGAGATTAAATTTTCATTGTCTACGAAATTATGTGCAATCGGAAATTGCCGCTGAATTGTATGTACAGGATTATATCTTACAACCATTTGTGAGGTTCCTGCTTGATTACCAATATTATACTTAGCTTGTGATTTGATATAAAGTTGTATCCTAATTGGCACGTGTCTTAAATCCATACCCCTATAGACATCAGAAAAAGACGTTTGTTCGATAGGTCTTTCCGTCCAATAAAAATGAGGTATACCCTCATCCATAACTTGTCTCATTTCTTTGTCCATCGTGTAATCGTATCTATCTGATATTAATAGACAAGCAAATTCTAAATTAGCTGCGAATTGATTTATTATATCATCACCGAGCTTTTTTTCTTCATCCGACCAATACAATTCTGGCATGCAATCTTTCATCTCGTCCTCTTCAAACTGCCAGAACTTCAACATCTGTTTTATCATTGGAACATTAGGATTGTCTAAATCATAAATTCGATAATGGTCGTGATATATATCACCCTCAAAACTATCTAGAAAATCATCCACATAAGGATTATTTTTAAAAACATTTTCTGCGTGTTGATATGGATTCGACCAACTCTGCCAGTCATTAGCTTCACCAAACAAATTCTGAAGAAGTTTAGATGATGGAACATATACCTTACAAGATGGATACTTCTCTTTTAATAACCTTGGCATGGCAGATATTATTCCCCAATCACCTAATCCATGACAACTTCTCATAACTATAAAGTTTTTATCGTCTAAATATTCATCAGGTATTCTTAATCCCTCATCAACTGCAAAACCGAGTCTATCGACCTCATCAACACCATAAACTTTATTATCTAATATTCTCCAAAAAATCATAACATCGACTCATACAAATTATTTTGTCTTTCTTGTCTTTCAATTGTTTTGGGGTGGTACAGGCTTAACTCTTCTTGTGGTGGTAAATGTGCATAGCTCTTGGCGCCCGAAATAATTTCATGAACTGGTTTAATCCATCTTATTTTTTTATCGTTTCTAAATATCCTTGCTTGATAATCAGGATAATTTACCCAGCCTTTTTCTGAAACTCTCCACCCCCATTTGTTTATATGATTCTCAGTTATTCCATCAACCGTATTAACCCTTGGAACCCAAATTAAATCTACATCATTCGACTCCAAAATTGGTTTAACTTGTTGTAATAAAATATCATGTGGATATTCATCTGCATCTAAATGAAATATGTAATCCCCACGTGAATTTTCAATAACAGAATTTTTATGTGCAGCAAAATCACCATCCAACTTTCTTTGGTACACCAATATTAGATTTTGTTTGTGATAAGTTTGTGTGAAAACATCTAACTCAAATTTTACTGCATCGTCTTCACCATCAACGCAGATAATTATTTCATCTTCTTTATCTATTTTTTTAATGAGAATATTTAATAACCTTTTTAACTCGTCAGCCTCATTATGAACTGTTACACCATAACTAATTTTCAATTAGTACCTCTCTTACTTTTTTTGGTAGGATTATAGGTTCTAAGAAAACTTGTGACTTTTTAGCCTCAGTATAATCATACGTTCTATAAACCGAAAAGTTTTTTATTTTTGCTTTAATTTTTTGATAAACATTTTGTTTTACCCCACGAGAACCGACGTTTGGTATATCAACTCTATATATAAAATCATCTCCGCTGACTACTTTAATTTCTCCAATTGTCTCAAGTATTTGTACTAACATAGGTTTGTTTCTAATCGTGGGTATTGTTCCTCTATCCTCTAATTTCAAACCAACTAAATGTATAGATTTACTCCCATCCTTTTTTTTAAAAGGTAGTTTGTTATTGAGAACGAGTATGGTCTGAAGATTATTGTTATATCTAAAAGAAATAATATCACCGGCTTCGACATTACCCCAAGTATAAACTTGTTTAGGCATTAATTAAAAACTCTTTTAGTCATTCCCAAGTCCTCACACGCTGATAAAAAATCATATTTATGATATGTTTTCGCGTTATCAACATCTAACCTCTGAACGTGTCCATCATATTTTTCTCTTTCCTCGATTGGTATTTCTACAACCTTAGCGTACTTCCATTCATATGCCTTTTCGTTTCCCTCTGGATAAATCATACCCATCTGACCCATGTTGATGACAGATAGTAACCAAATAATATTTCTTGTTTTATCCTCATGAATTGTGTCCTGCACTAACTTTGGAGATTTTTTTATATTGTTTTCAATCTCGTAACTACCTATCTGATATCTTGAATCACTCATGTATCCACATCTAAAACAAAGATATGAACTAAAGGTTTCTTGTTTCTCTTCGAAGCATTTTTTTGTATCATAACAGACTGGACACGTTATATTTTTTTCCATTATACTCTCTTCAATTTAGGTAGATTTATTTTTGGTTTCTCCTGCTTACCAACCTTTTTTAGTTTTGGTAACTTTAATCCAACTTCCTTTGGAAATTCAGGTAAATAATTATCTAATATTTTATCAAGCTCACTTGTCATTTTTTTTAGTGAAAATAATGATTGATTTACTTTTCCTAGCTTTAAAGAATTATTAGAATATTTTTTATAATTTTTAAATACATCTTTCATGTAAGACGATACCTGTTGGTAATTTGCTGTAAACCATTGAGCACCATCCACTCGCATATTTTCAGGAAAAGATGATTTAGGAACATCCACCATTTGACCTGAAACTAAAACACTTTGTTTACTATTGAGAAAATCTAAATGACCACTCCATGACGATGCAATAACAGGCTTACCAGAGATACTAGCTTCGAGTAAAGGTCTTCCGAATCCCTCACCATGGGTAATGTTCACGTGTGCTTTAACTTTTGGATGATTATATAAATCATTTATCTCATTGTCACTTAAATCACCATGCAATAAATATACATTTGGTAAATCACCAGATACAGATTCTTTGATATTTTTTATCTTTTTTATCATTTCCTCTCTGTCTAATACAGAAAAACTTGCACCACTTGTTTTAAGAATTAGACCTGGCTTATTTTTTTGATTTTTAAATGTTTCTAAAAACACCTTAACCAACATACCTGTATCTTTCCTATCCTCTCCTAACTTACCTTGTAACCAATGGCCGACATATAAAAAATTAAAAGACTCTTCGATACTTTTCATTTCATCAACTATACTCTTACTTAGCTCATTAGTTTTTTTATAGGTATCTGAATCTGCACCCTCAAATAAAACTTCAATTGGTTTATCGAGTTTCAATTGTCCTTTAAGTTGTTTTGTTTTTTCATCTTGAATATCGAATGAAATACTTGTCATTGTATTTTTTACGAATGTGGACGGAACAATATTTAAATCCATTTTGTTCATACCTTGTATCCACTCAGGTGGACAAGCAGTGCATTCTAGACCAGCGGTTACACCAATGTTATATTTACCGATTGGAGAAAATTCATTAGGCACAACAATGTGCATATGAATATCTGGTTGTTGTGGAAGTTGTGGTGTTTGTAATAACCTATCTATAATTATTTTATCTCGTGGTTCCATATCATTTAATGCATTCATCGGTGTATTTCCCCAACGAACAGGCCAAACCTTAACATCATATTTATTTAATTCTATTAGAGACCTAACTATGTCTCGTGAGTGTGCTCCATATCCACTTCTTGTGCCGACTGGCGCTGTAACTAAAACTACTGGTTTTGACATTCTAACCTCTTACGCTTTATAAATTGTAAATCTTTTTCTTGGTTTCCATACTGAAAATACTTTCTCCATATGGTCAATAAAATTATCACACATATGTTTTGAAGTCATCATAACATCATCACGTTTGACAAACTCATGACCCTTCATGCCACACTCTCTACGTTTATCTTCATCCATCATATACCATTCATGTATATTATCACCAACGTCATCCCACCTACATCTATCATCAAAAATATATGGAGTCGGTGGAGAACCTTGTAAACATCTGTTTGATGGCCATACTGGTTTTACCCATTCACCCCAAGTCAAATCTTCATTATGCGCCCACTTTCTATCATCATGTAATGACTTAATTTCTTTGTAATCTTCAGCGGTAAGTAGTTTACCTTTTAATCTGAATCCACATTGGTCTTGTAAACCACCTGTAACATTTACGATTATAGGTGTACCTGCCATTAGTGACTCACAAGTACCTAACCCAAATCCCTCATTCGAAGCCATGTTAACTGTAACATCAGCTATGTTGTAGAGATAGTTTAGTTTGTCGACCTCTAATTTTTTACTACTAAAGTAAACTTTATAATCTGGCGCCAAAACCCTTGCAACCTCGGGTAAGTCAGTGCCATTATCATCTATCGGTTGTGTGTGCATCAATAAACAAACCTTATTCGCTTCTTCTTTACTTAGACCATCACAAAAGTGTTTAAATGCCAATATGACATCGCCAGGATTCTTACGTCTTATATTTCTATTGTTATAGAATACAACAAACTCAACATCCTCATCGGTAAGTTGTTTTTTCATTTCCAAGACACTTTTATATTCTTCATCAAAAACTGATATTGGTCTATAATATTTTTCACTTATACCATGAGGTAAATAAGTGCAATCTAATTCTGTTCTTGGTTTATTTTTAGCTACCTCATTGACTATAGCTACTGTCTGTTTTGATATGTTCATGATTAAATCAGAGCACTCGTAAAAGTTTTCATTATATTGTGGAGCTGGCCAATCATCCCATATATTGTAATAAAATATTGGAATCTCTTGTCTTATTTCATGTTCCATATCATATAACCATCTCCAAAACCTTGGGTCGGTGTAATGTAATATCGCGTCTGGTTTTTCCAAACTCATAATTTGTCTTAGTGAGTCTGGATTACCATATCCATCAGTAGGATATATTGTTAACGTTGCATCTTCCACGCCCGTTTCCTCACGTGCTACTTGATTCATATCAACACGTTTACCATTCTCAGGATGTTTAATTGCCCCACCGATTTGTGCCCAATCATATTTATGTAAAGTACCAAGCACAAACTCTTTTGACATGGTACCCACACCAGATGACATTCTCAAATCATCCGATAATAGTAATATTTTTTTCTTAGCCATACGACCTCTAATCGTTTAATATAGTTTTGTTTGGCCCGACCTCTGCATCGAAGTAGTCTAACATTTCCAACTTATCAGCATAACCAGCCATTTTGTCTAACTCTTTTTCTATCTCATCCATCACATCTCCGTGTTCACCGATACCAACCGAATTACTCATAAGATTTTCCACGTTGATTCTATGTTTTTCAATCCCAGCTTTAAATTGTAATCTACTGGCTCTAATTAAATCGTCTCTTAAGTTGCTCATAATCTACTCCCACTTGGTATTAAGTTGTTATAAGAATGTATTTTATTTTGAAAATCTTCATCAAAAACATATAAGTCCATCGACCTGTTTACTAATTTTTGTAGAGTAAACTCACTTTCTAATGTACTGCTTTTAAAATTTTTATATAACTCTTTTAGTATTTTAACTGACGTTAGTTTATAATTCATAATAACCTCTGTATATATGTATATATATAAGTATATACTAATTCATTATTTTTACTAACTTTTTTTTCCTTTTTGCATAATTTACTGTATTCATAGTCCCTCTGGTCTCATTACCATTAGGCATAAATGCTACTATTATATCTGAATAATCTACCACTTGTTTATTTCTTTTAAAATAGTTTGATATATAATATGGTTTCTTATATTCTGTAGCTGGTAAGACACAATGCATATTCCAAGTATAATGTGCTGGCGGAAACTCCTTGTAGACCATATCTAATTCAAGTGCATATTTTTTTGCGTATCCATCAACACCTTGTGGTTGACCACCGCTGACTATCTCGACCTCATCCTTATATTTTTCTTTTAACTTGAAAATGAAATTTTTAACTTTTATATTATTTGTATAAACCCTACTACCGACAATAGCAATCTTAGTCCTCATAATCGTTTCTTTTTTGTGGTTTCTTATTTTTCTCGGCGGTTGTAAATTTTGTTACATCATAAAAACTATGTAAAAGCATAGGTATCTCTTCGATAAACTTGTACTTCGCTTGGAATCTCACATTAGAATTATAGTCGATATCATGAGGTGCTATATCAAAATAAATAAATTCGTTAGCCTTTAGACTACTATCATTTTTAATAATCGTTTTGATTGACAAATTATCTTTCCATCTCTCATAAAATTCTTTTAAATTAACATCCCCATCACCAAGCCAAAAGTATAGAATAATTTTTATATTAAGGTCATTTTCTATGGCCTTAATTCTCTCCATTATAATACTTTCTAAATCGGTGCCTATAAAATCAGAAAGTTTTAGTCTTAATTTTATCACTCGTGTCATTATTTTACTCCTACGTCACAATGTTCGGTCTGATTAAATTCACAGAATCTACAATTCTTTTTTGATGGATTCTTCATAAAATTAGCTTCTAAGTTGTGTTTATCATCTATGAAACAATCCTCTACAAATCTATTGACATTATTAACGACTTTGTTTACGCTTGGTTTACCATTGGCTGGTGTAAAGGTCTGTACTCTACGTTGTGGAAAATCTAAATTTTCATATAGCTTTCTTTTTACAATAAAATATTCTACATCTATTTTATCTAATGGTATGTTATTCTGTGCTCCCCAAAAGTTTTTATATAATAATAGTTGGTCTGTTTTATTCTTATCTGCTTTTTGATACTTATTCCAACCCATGGTTGATGTTTTGATATCGATAATCTTGTATCTGTCTCTTACCGTATCGTGAATAAGAACGTCAATATAACCAATAAATTTAATACCATCATTCATTTTATAATCTATTGGAACCTCAATGCCTACCAACTCATAACCTTTCTTACTAAAATACATACCACGTTTTTTCTTAAACCACTCTAATATTAATAAACCATGATTATAAAATTCTTCCATATCATGTTGCTCTACAAAAACCTCTCCACCATTTTTGCTCATAATTTCTGTATAGTTTGTTTTCATTCTTTTTAATAACATTTTATCAAGTGGTAAAGCATCCGCCATCTTTATTGTATCCTCATACATTACGGTCAGATATGTTTGTAAAACTTCGTGCATGCTTGTACCAAACAGAGTATGAATGTTATCCGTAAACGTGCTTAGTTTATCTACATAGTTGAGTTTCCATTTCCAAGGACAAACATCCCATTGGCTATATTGACTATAACTTATTCTTTTCACTTTAATGACTTTCTATATTCGACAATCATTATTACCACACTTAATATAGTAACTGATAAAACTACTGGTATTACTACGTTCATCACTTCCCCCACTTACCACGATTTACAATTGTAGCCATGATACCATAATTAGATACATCAAGATACGCGTCCTCAAGTGGTTCATCTTTTACGGCAGATTCTCTATTATTCATTAATAGTGTTTTCATTCTTTGTAACTTATCATTCATCCTAAACCACAAACCTGTAAGTGATAATTTTATCTCCTCTGGTGTTTGTAGTTGTGTCCCAACTGATATATTACCTGGCCCATAATCATGTTGTTTGTGTAAGAATAATTCATATTGCTGTCGTTGAATCTCCTTAAACTCTTTGGTCATCTCAGGCCACTCTTTTTCCATCTGTTCTATAACATCATAGTCCTTTGGTTCTGAACGAGGACTATCTTTTATAATACCTCTCATGTATTTCTCCTAATTTATGTAACTGAATATACGAATAAAATAGTATATGTGTCAAGTATTATTTTGTATTTCCTGCTTGATACATACCGACACTACCTAATACGTTTAGTCCTGCTTTCTCTATCTTTTTTGGCTCGACTCCGTATTTTCTACAGATTTCTCCTAACTCAAGCATACCACCCTCTGTCAGCATATACATTTCGACAGCATCATAAGCTTCTTTTTTACTACTCTTCATATGGACTGCTATTAAGTTAATCAGCCACTGTGGATGTTCCATTTGATTTCTCCCTTTAGTGTATCTTAACCATTGTTTACCCTTTGGTAAAACGTTGGTGTATAGTTTATATAAATCTTTTGGTTTTAAATTATATTTTTGTAATTCGTTTACAAGCTCAACCCATTCCATTTTCATAGATAAAAATCTATGCACCATATAATTAGACCAAGTCTTCTTATCCTCTTCTGATATTGTTTCCCAATAATCAGATTTTTGTACGGACGTAATTTCTTTTATATGGTCAAACAAAGATTTTTTCTTCATTCAATTTCCTCATCTAACATGCCCTCACCTACTTCTCCACAATTACCACAGGCATAAACTTGAATTGGTACGATTCCCTCTTGACCTGTCGGTGACATTAACGCTGATATCTTTTTGAGAACAAAAGATTGTATCCACAAATAGTTATCACATTTTTTACACTTCACGGTTTCGGCATCTCTTAGGTCAACCTGAACTTGTTGTGCTTTTTGATTTGGTTTCTTCATTGGCATCATTTTATAACTCCTCTTCTATAAATGGACAATCTTTACTCATTATTTCATATTTATCTTGCCAATTTTCTTCTTTGACTATCTTTCTATAATTTTTGACATAAGTAGAATCACTTTCAAATTCATATACCTCAACCCAA